AGGTTGTACGCTAGAGGTGAGCAGCCAATACAGAAATACAAGGACGAGTTGTCTATAAACGGAGACCTTTCATACCTTAACCTAGACTGGAAGCCCGTGCCAGTGATATCTAAGTTTGTTGACATCGTGGTCAACGGCATGTCTGAAAAGAAGTACAAGATTAATGCATACGCACAAGACCCAGAGTCTATAAAGAAAAGAACAAACTACGCATCTGGTTTATTGAGGGACATTACAGCCAAGGCTGAGATAGAGCAGATAAAACAAACGATGGGTCTTGACCTATACAGCACACCAGACCAGAGTAACCTCCCAGAAACTGAGGAGGAGATATCTATTCATATGCAGCTTAAGTACAAGCCGTCTATAGAGATAGCTGAGGAGGAGGTTATAAACAACACCTTGGACAAGAATAAGTTTGAGTTAATCAGAAGAAGGTTGAACTACGACCTCACAGTTCTTGGTATTGCTGCGGTAAAGACTGATTGGAACAAGGCTGAGGGTGTTGTAATTAATTACTGTGACCCAGCTAAAATGGTTTGGTCATACACAGAAGACCCAAACTTCGAGGACGTGTACTATGTAGGTGAGGTAAGGTCTATAACAATACCAGAACTTAAGAAGCAGTACCCATTTATTTCTGAGGAGGAGCTAGACAGGATATCTAAGATGGGTAACAGGACTGACTATGTTGTTGGTTGGAACGACTATGACGAGAACACGGTACAGGTTTTGTACTTTGAGTACAAGACATATATGAACCAGGTGTTTAAGTTAAAGCAAACTGGTAATGGTCTTGAAAAGATTATAGAAAAAACAGATTCTTTTAACCCACCAGAATCAGACACATTTAAAAAGGTATCCAGAACTATAGAGGTTTTGTATACTGGGGCTAAGATTCTTGGTTACGACCAGATGATTGATTGGAGGCTTTCTGAGAACATGACCCGACCATACGCTGACACTACAAAGGTTCAGATGAACTATTCAATCTCATCACCCCGTATGTACAAGGGAAGGATAGAGTCTACGGTTAGTAAGATTACTGGGTTTGCTGACATGATAAACATCACAAACCTGAAGATACAGCAGGTTATATCAAAGCTTGTTCCTGACGGTGTTTATTTAGACATAGACGGACTTGCGGAGATTGACTTAGGGAACGGAACAAACTACAACCCACAGGAGGCATTGAACATGTACTTCCAAACTGGTAGTATACTTGGTAGGTCTTTAACCCAGGAGGGTGACATGAACAGGGGTAAGGTCCCAATTCAAGAGCTGAGTACGTCTAATGGTCAGGCTAAAATAGGTGCCTTAATAAACACATACCAGTACTACTTACAGATGATTAGAGATGTGACTGGACTCAATGAGGCTAGGGATGGTAGCACACCAATGGAGGACACCCTCGTAGGACTTCAAAAGCTTGCCGCTAACGCATCAAACGTAGCTACACGACACATACTACAGTCAAGCCTGTATTTATCTGCCAGAACGTGTGAAAACATATCATTAAGAATAGCTGACTCTATTGAGTTTGCATTGACAAACAACTCACTGCAGGAGGCTATAAGTGCATACAATGTGGGTACTCTTCAGGAGATAAGTAAGTTACACCTACATGACTTTGGTATATACCTTGAGCTTGAGCCAGAGGATGAGGACAAGGCTCAGTTAGAGCAGAACATACAGATTGCGTTGAAGTCTGGTGGCATAGACATAGAGGATGTTATAGACATCAGAGAGATACAGAACATAAAGCTTGCCAACGAAATACTTAAGCAAAAGAGAAAGAAGAAGGCTGAAGCTGAAAGACAGGCTCAAATGCAAAACATTCAGGCACAGGGACAGGCAAACGCTGAGGCTGCTGAAAAGGCTGCAATGGCTGAGGTGCAGAAACAACAGGCGCTGACACAAGAAAAGGTTAGTATAGAGCAGGCCAAGTCTCAGTTTGAAATACAAAGACTTAGGGCCGAGGCTGAGATTAAGCGAGAGTTAATGCAGGTTGAGTTTGACTTTAATATGCAGTTGGCACAGGTAAGGGCTAACGCAGAGGGTCAGAAAGAACAGAGTATAGAGGACCGAAAAGACAAGAGAATTAAGATTCAGGGAACTCAGCAGAGTGAACTCATCAACCAAAGAAAAAACAACTTACTACCAACAAACTTTGAGTCCTCTGGAAACGATGTATTGGGTGGTATTGGCTTAGAACAGTTTGAGCCGAAGTGATTTTAAACAATTATATATTATATTATGTCAGAAGTAAAAGTAAATTTATCGAAAGTCAAGCCTAAGAAGGCTAAGGAAACAGTAACTAAGTTAGACCTTTCAAAGAAAAAAGAAGATGCCGTTCAAGAGCCAAGCACAGATGAAATACCTGTACTCAACCAACCCGAAACTAGCGGAGAAGTGGAGAAAGGAACACCCGAATCAAAACCTGAAGGCACTACCGAAGAAGTCACCAGTTCAGATGATGGGGGTGAGCAAGAAGTAGTAATACAAGAAATTACTGAAGAAGAGGTAAAGCCTGTTGTTGAAGAGACAGAGGATAAGGTTAAGGTAAACCTACCAGAGGGTGTAGATAAGCTGGTAAAGTTTATTGACGAGACAGGTGGGGACTTACAGGACTATGTAAGATTAAACGCAGACTACTCTACTGTGGATGATAAGGCTTTATTGAAAGAGTACTATAAAAAAACAAAACCACATCTTGACGATGAGGAAATAGATTTTGTGATGGAAGAAAACTTTCATTACGATGAAGACCTTGATGATGAGCGAGACATCAAGTTAAAAAAACTTGCTCAAAAAGAAGAGGTTTCAAAGGCCCGTTCTTTTCTAGATGATTTGAAGGATAAATACTACGAGGAAATCAAGTCGAGGCCCACGCAGTCCAACGAACAAAGAAAGGCAATGGACTTTTTTAACCGCTACAAGGAGGGTGAACAACAAGCTGAGGAGTCTAGAAGTTTATTCAAATCTAAGACTAAGGACTTTTTCCAAAACGATTTCAAAGGTTTTGATTTCAATCTAGGAGAAAAGAAATTTAGATACGGGGTAAGCAATCCAGACTCAATTGCTGATAATCAGTCTAGCATTAACAACATATTGGGAAAGTTTCTCGATGACAAGGGTAATGTTAAACAATTTGATGAGTATCATAAGGCAATGTACGCAGCCCAAAATGTTGACAAAATTGCCTCACACTTTTACGAGCAGGGTAAGGCTGACGCTATCAAGGATGTTTCTGTTAAGTCTAAAAACATAACAGGTGAAGCTCCTAGACAAACGTCAAACGACAGTCTGTTTATAAATGGTTTAAAGGTTAAGGCTGTCAACGGTATTGACTCCTCCAAACTTAAAGTAAATAAAAATAAATTTAAAAATTAATAAATTATGGGAACATTTGCAACTAACGACCCGTTGGGTTCGTTTTCCTTGGTACCTACTCCTTTTAAGAGTGTTACTCAAGGTTCTTATTTAAACTTTGCTGATGGAAGCGGAAACGACTTCGCACAGCAGTATCTACCTGAAATCTATGAAGCTGAAGTAGAGCGTTACGGTAACCGTACAATCTCTGGTTTTCTTCGTATGGTTGGGGCTGAGATGCCAATGACTTCTGACCAAGTTATTTGGTCTGAGCAAAACCGTCTACACCTTTCTTTTGAAGGTGGTATGGGTGGTGGAGGAGCTACTACTGTTTCTGCTCCTGCTATTGCCGCTGGTGCAACAGCAATCACAAACGTAGCTGGTGAAAACTCTGCTGGAGAATCTATTCAACCTATTATCCGAGCTGGTTCTACTATTGTTGTTTATAACACAGTAAGCCTAAACTCTGTTAAGTGTTTTGTTGATGCCGAGCCTGCTGCTGGAGCTACTAACTGGGATGTTAACGCTTTTCCTTACACTGCTGCTAACTTGAACGCAGTTTCTACTGCTGTTGGACAGCCAGGTGAAGGTGGAGAGGTTAAAATCTTCGTGTACGGTTCTGAATTTGGTAAGGGTACTGACTCTATGAGTGGTTCTATTACACCATCATTCACTCAGTACAACAATAGCCCAGTAATCATCAAAGACCAGTATGAGGTTTCAGGTTCTGACGCTTCTCAAATTGGTTGGGTTGAAGTTACTGATGAGGCTGGACTTTCTGGATACCTTTGGTACTTGAAGGCTGAAGGCGAGACTCGTCTACGTTTTCAGGATTACCTAGAGATGGTTTCTGTAGAAGGTGAGCTTGCTGCTGCTGGTTCTGCTGCTATCGGACAACTAGCTGGAGGTAGTGCTAGTGCTAACGTGAAAGGTACACAAGGTCTTTTTGCTGCTATCGAGGAGCGAGGAAACGTGTATAACAACTTCACTGCTGCTAGTGGTTTAGCTGACTTCGACAAGATTCTAGCTAACCTTGACAAGCAGGGTGCTATTGAGGAGAACATGCTTTTCTTAAATCGTGCTACGTCACTAGACATGGATGATATGCTTGCTGCTCAGAACTCTTACGGTGCTGGTGGTACTTCTTACGGAGTATTCGAGAACAGCTCTGAAATGGCTCTGAACTTAGGATTCTCTGGATTCCGAAGAGGTTCTTACGACTTCTACAAGACTGATTGGAAATATCTTAACGATGCTTCTACTCGTGGTCTTACAGGAGACATAGAGGGTGTATTGGTTCCTGCTGGAACAACTACCGTTTACGACCAGATGTTAGGTACTAACATTCGTAGACCATTCCTTCACGCTCGTTATCGTGCTTCTGAAGCTGATGACCGAAGAATGAAGTCTTGGATTACAGGTTCTGTAGGTGGTGCTGCTACCTCAGGAGAAGACGTAATGAAGGTTCATTTCCTTTCTGAGCGTTGCTTGGTTACTCAGGCTGCTAACAACTTCGTGTTGTTCAAGGCTACTGCGGCGTAAGCATTAATCTTATAAACTTGGGGCTGCATTATGTGGCCCCAAGTTTTATTTTTTTAAACTATTTAATTATATTATATCATGGCAAGGCCAAGAAAAACAACAACAACAACACCTCAAGTAGAAGAGGTTGTACAAGAAACTGAAACTGTAATTGAAGCTCCAGTAGCTCCTGAGCCAGTTGAAGTAAAAGAAACCAAGAAGAAAGATGAGTGGGAGATTAAGTCCCGTCAATACTATTTGACAGGGGGTAAGTCACCATTAACTTATACATTGGCAAGTAAGCACACTCCAAGGCATCCACTATTGTGGTTTGACACTGAGACAAACACTCAGAGAGAGATACGGTACGCAACAAATCAGAAAAGCTGTTTTGTAGATGAGCAGAACGGCTCTGCAACAATGGAACACATTGTTTTTAAGGATGGTGTTTTGAATGTACCTAAAGAGAAGCAGTCACTTCAAAGGTTATTGTCTTTATATCACCCACACAAGGATAAACTTTATAGAGAGTTTGACCCTGTACAGGAGGCTGAATATGGGCTAGAGGATTTGGAGACTGAGCTTGAGGCAATGACAGCCGCAAGGGAGATTGACATCGACCATGCAGAGGCTATACTTAGAGCTGAAAAGGGTTCAGGTGTTTCTAAGATGACAAGTAAGGAAATACGAAGAGACCTTATGATAATGGCTAAGAGTAATCCAAGACTGTTTATTAGTCTAGCGTTAGATGATAACATTCAGCTTAGAAACTTTGCAATTAAAGCGGCTGAACAAGGTATCATTAAACTATCTCAAGACCAGCGTACATTTACATGGGCCAGTAATGGTAGAAAGTTAATGACCGTTCCATTTGATGAACACCCATACTCAGCTATGGCTTCATTTTTCAAGACAGACGAGGGTATGGAAATATTTTCATCTATCGAGAAAAAATTA